AATGAAGTGTGGTGGTTCTATTGTTCAAAGGATAGCACCGTCAACGACAGCTATGCTATTTTCAACTATGTCGAGCAAGTGTGGACATACGGTACGATAAACCGCAGCGCTTGGTTAGACACTCCCCTTAAAGCCTACCCGTTGGCTGCCTACAACGGGACCATTTACTACCACGAGAACGGCGTGGATGACGATCGTGTTACTCCGATAAATGCGTTCATCGAGAGCACCGACTTCGACATCGCCAGCGGTAATTCGTTTGCATTCGTACACCGTCTACTGCCAGATGTAACGTTCGTAGGTTCTTCAGCAGCAGCACCACAAGTGACGATCACGCTCACTCCCCGTAATTCTCCGGGCGGTGTCTATGGCGCTGCGGACCCAGCGTACCCATCAGCTGTTACGCGCAGCGTGGCGCTACCTGTAGAACAATTCACAGAGCGCTGCGACGTGCGCCTGCGCGGCCGGCAGATGAAGATGCGCATCGAGAGCACCACCCTCGGGGTTAGCTGGAAACTTGGTGTACCTAGGTTGGACGTTCAACCGGATGGCTCAAAATGACGCTCCCGGTATCCCTGCCAGTGCTGCCGACGCCGCCAGACGAATATGACGCTAAGTATTTCTCTATCCTACTGAAGAATCTGGAAGTGTATTTCAGAAGCTGCAACACTGCAGGGCCGACCGCAGCGTCGGTTGTTACGGTAGGTAGTAACAGAGTCAACATTTATACAGGTACGGGGGCGCCTTCGGTTGTGGCGCACATCGGTTCGATTTACCTTCGCGACGACGGCGGCACATCGACGACGTTATACGTTAAAGAATCAGGGAATGGAGCCAGCACTGGCTGGATTGCAAAATGAAGACACTAGCAAAATACATGGCGGCGCAAGGGCGCAACGGCGACGATCATTTGCTGCACGTCTCTGGCAAGGAACTCGCAGCGCTACAAGGCATAGGCGCTATGGTTGGCCGCAAAGTAACGACGAACCCGGCAACCGGCCTGCCCGAAGCGTTTGACTTCGCCAGCTTGATCCCGCTCGTAGTTGCTGTCGCTGGCTCTGTTGTGTCTGGCGGTACGATGACTCCGCTCATGGCGGGCTTGGTTTCCGGGGCGGCTACCACGGCGGCGACAGGTAGCTGGCAGCGCGGGGTGGCGGCGGGCATCGGCGGCGGTATGATGAGCGGTATTGGTTCTGGCGTCAGCGAGTTGGGTACTTCCGCAGCTGGCGCTGGGCTCGGTGGTGCTGGTGGCGCAGCTGGGCAAGCGGCCGATTACGGTATGGCAGCCGGCGCGGACGCCGGAGCTAGTTCGGGTGCTGTCGCTGCTGGTAGTGCGTCTGCTGCGGCTCCGGCTTCGTACGGCTCTGCAAATTTTGGTGCTGACTACGGCGCAGGATCGTCAGCTGCAGCACCCGCTGCGTCAATGCCAGCGCCACAGTACGCCGGCCAAGGCGCTCCTATTTCCGGTGCGAGCGTTGCGCCTGCCAACACAATCGCAAATTCGGCCGCGTTCACACCAGCGCAATTTTCAGGCAGCACACTAGCCAGCAACATGACCGACACCAGCAAGCTGAGCCACGCATTCGGAGGCTGGGGTAGCCAACAACTAGGCGGCAATCTGAAAGGTGCTGCCCTCGCAGTCGGACAAATCGCCGCTGCAACCGGAACATCGTCGCCAATGCCTGTCGATCCGATCAATCCAGATTCGTACAATCGGCACACCACTACGGCTACCTATAACCCACAGACAAACCCGTACTACACGATGAGCGATCCGAACGGGAATAGCGTTGGTGGCGGCGAACAAAATCAGTTCAACTACAGCTCGAACTTCCAGCCCGGCGTGCCGACACCGCCGAAATTCGCTGGTGGTGGCATCGCGGCGTTACCGAATGCAGATAGTCAGACATTAAAAACTGTCCGCATGATCCGCTCGCGCTACCGTAGCAAGAACGAAGCAGTTGCAGATATGCAGACACCGGGCAGCTTGATGCAGCAGGCCGGCATTACGGACCCAAATGATCCGATCATGCAGTACGCTTTCGGATACACGTCCAACCAAGGCAACGGAAAACCACAGGCGCAGGCTCCGCAGTATATGTCTGGCGGCGGCTCGGCCGGAGACGGTATGTCGGACTCGATACCGGCCACGATAGAAGGAAAGCAGCCTGCTCGACTTGCAGCCAATGAGTTCGTAGTCCCGAGCGACGTCGTGTCGCATCTTGGTAACGGCTCTAGCGATGCGGGGGCAGATAAACTTCACGCGATGATGGCACGCATACGCAAGGCACGCACCGGCAGTACGGCGCAGGCACCAGCGATCGACGCCAACAGGATGCTGCCGGCATGAGCAATCTGAAAATTGCGATGGTTCCGTTCGGGCATGTGCACGAAGTGTATTCAGCTATTCTGCCGTTCATCAAAAAGATGGAGCCTTGGAATTTCGGGCGCGTGCATGTGGATGATATTTCAGCCACGCTGTTTTCCGATAAGGTGCAGTTGTGGATCGTGTTCGATGCGGAAACGAAGATTATTCACGGATATTTGGCGACGGAAATACGCTCATATCCACGCAATAAAGTGTTGAGTGTGATCGGCTGCGGCGGTGAAGATGGCAAGCTGGACGAATGTGTCGAACAAGTGCTGGATATATTTGAAGATTACGCGAAAGATTGTGGCTGCGGCGGTTTGGATTTCCAAGGCCGGCCAGCATGGGCCAAGTTCGTGAAGGCGCGCGGGTATGAAACACCGATGCGCCACTATTACAAGAGGATCGAGGGAGAACCGTCATGATTATGAACCCAGCCAACCTAAAACTTTTGCGTCTCGGCTTGCCGACCACGCCATGCAACGGCAGCAGCGGTGGCGGCGGAAACACGACGTCAACGAATACGACGACTAACATCCCAGAATACGCGAAGCCGTATTTCATGGACTTGATGAACCAGACACAGGCGGTATCCGGCCAAGGATACGTGCCTTATGATGGCGCTCGAATTCAAGGCCAGACTCCCGCACAGATGGAAGCTGCTAACCGTATCGGCAGCGCGTCGGAGCCATCGCAGATCGCTGGCGCCACGAACATGACTGGCATGGCAGCGCAAGGCATGCAAGGTATGACGGATTACAGTACGCCATACATCGGGTCGACGTTCAATCCGCAGGCAACGCAGATGTACAACATGCCTGACCAGTCGCAGATGTATAACGCGCCCCAACAGTCGCAGATGTACAACGCGCCCCAACAGTCGCAGATGTTTAATGCGCCTAGTTCCGTGCAGTCGCAGTATCAACCGGGGCAGTTCACAGGTAGTGCAGTGTCGCAGTACATGAACCCGTATGAACAGAACGTCGTAGACACTGCTAAACGCGAGTCAAATAATCAGTTCCAACAACAGAATATTGCGCGGGATTCGCTATCGGCTGCCCAAGGCGCGTTCGGTGGCGATCGTGCAGCGCTTGTGAAACAGGAAGCGCAACGCGGGCAGAACCTGAATCTGAATGCAATCCAGAACCAAGGCGATCAGGCAGCTTATAACGCCGCCACACAGCAGTTCAACGCGAACCAAGGCCAGCAGCAAGTTGCCAATCAACAGGGGCTCGGTGCGAACACGTTCAACTCGCAGCAACAGATGGCGTACGGGCAGGCCGGCAACCAGAACCAACAGTTCAATACGAACGCACAGCAACAATATGGACAGGCCGGCAACCAGAACCAACAGTTCAACGCCAACCTACAGCAACAATATGGACAGGCCGGCAACCAGAACCAGCAGTTCAACGCCAACCTACAGCAACAATATGGACAGGCCGGCAACCAGAACCAACAGTTCAATGCGAATCAGCAGTATCAAGCCGGCCAGCTCGGGCTGCAGGGGCAGATGGGTAATGCGTCGGCGCAAGCGCAAGCAGCGGGCATCCAGCAGGCTGGGTGGCAAGGGCTGGGCGCGATGGGCAACCAGATGGGTAATCTCGGGCAGACACAACAGAACTTGTATCTGCAACGCGCGTCCGCGCTCAACCAAGTCGGAACCCAACAACAGCAAACCGGACAGCAGGCACTCGATGCAGCGTACCAGAATTTCGTGAACCAGCGCGATTATCCGAAGTCGCAGCTCAACTTCTATTCCGGAATTCTGCACGGCGTACCAGTGTCTGCCAACTCGGATGTGCAGACAACCACACCAGCACCGTCCACGCTCGGGCAGTTGGCCGGGCTCGGTATCGCAGGCGCCGGGGCGTACAACGCATATTCGTCGGCGCAAGCGCCAGCAACAGGGGGGTAAGACATGGAACAGTTAAACAGTATGGCGAGCATGTTGCAGCGCTTGACCGACCAACAGCTGCAACAGGAAATGCAGAGCCCGAGCGGCAGCATCCCACAATTTCTTCTATTGTCAGAAGCGCAGCGCCGTCAGGCCATGCGTGTAGGTCAGCAAACGCCTGTCAATACCACACCTGTCGCCCAGCAAGTAAGGCAGCAAATGGCGCAGCAAGGTATTGCGGCAACACCGCAGATGACAGGCAATTCTGCACCCCCCGGAGCTGGCGGTATCCAGAGCTTTGCCGACGGTGGCAAAACAGATGCTCCTGTCGATCAAGGCGGCCCCGGTTACTTCGAGCGCATGTTCAGCGGCATTCCGGGCGCGTTGAAAGGGTTGGTCGCCGACTATGCGTCAGGACAACCGCAGTACGTCGCGCAAGCTCCACAATCAGCGACAGTGCCGCAACAGCCGGCGCCGGTAGCATCGGACGGCTCGCAGATGCCGCCAGCCGTACAGCCCGGAGGGCCGATCAATAACGAAGCCGCACTGAAATCGCAAATGGGGTTGACGGACGGGTTCGCTACAATGCCGGGACAAGCCACACCATCAATGAGCCAACTGTCTGCTGATATCGCTGCCCACGTCGGTCAGCGTGGACTGAATCCCGGTGGTAGTGCAACAGGAGTTTCGCGCGGGGTCGCCGCACCGGGCGGGATAGGCGGCTCTATTTTCGCAGCTATGCCTGTACCGCCCGTACCAGACCCAGTAGCGAAGCCAAATATGGAAAACCCTAGCGACGAGCTGAGTACTGTGAGTGCGGCGGCACCAGACCCAACGCAAGGGCTATTAGACAACACTGAAAAACGTATTGTGGCCAATGGCGCGAGAAAAAATCAAGCGTTCAACATGGCGTTGATGCAGGCCGGGCTCGGTATGATGGCCTCCAAATCTCACTTCGCACTGCAAAGTATTGGCGAGGGTGGCATTCAAGGGCTGCAGGGCTACACTACGCAGATGAACGATATCCGCGCACAAGATAACGCGCTGCAACAACACAACGACGCGCTGCTGATGGCACAGCAGGCCGCTAAACTCGGACAGTACAAGACCGCTGCGGATATTGCCAATAGCCACAACGCCAATACTACCCGGATGTATGGCTCGGATATACAGCAGCGCGGCGAGGACTCCCGTATGCGCCAAGGGATCATTCAGGCAAACGCAAACATGGTGCACAGCGAAGCCTTGTATGGCGGCCGGCAGTACACTGCGGACGCGCGCAGCAACGATGTAGCCGCTAAGGCTGGGACGGCAGCAGGCAATCAGTCGTGGAAACAGGATGCCAACGAGGCGTCGCAGGCCAATACGCTGTACAAGGAGAATTTGGCGAACATACAAAAAAACATCGGCACCATGATGTTGTCGCCAGAGCAGCAGCAGGCAAAGGCGATCGCAGCGCTTCCAGCCAATTACCGCCGTCATATTACTGGCATGGACCAGAGCGGTGGCGTACCATCTGCAGCACCGGGCGGCGCAGGAATGCAAGCTCCAAAAGCGAAGCGGTTTGTGATGGGTCCAGACGGTACGATGACTGCACAGTAAAGGTTCGACATGTCCTACGAAATGCAGCTTCCTGATGGCAGCGTGGTAGAAGTACCAGATGCCATGCCACCAGAGCAGGCTCGCCAACATATGCTGCACCAATTTCCTGACCAGTTCCCCGGCAGGAAATCCGGCTTTGTGCCGGCTGTGAAAGCAGGATTCGATAGTGGGTTCGGATCGTCAGAGCACTACGGTGCTGCGCTGGCGGAAAAAGCCGGCTTCCCCAGCCTTGCTGCGTACCTGAAAGACAAAGCAGCCAAGAACGAGCAGACGACTGCCGGTGAGTTCGACCCCACGACATCCGAAGATAAAGGTTTCATGGCGCGCGTGCGCCAGTATGTCACTGAGCCTGCTGGCGGCATGGTTGGTTCGATGGGTCCGGCGATGGTAGCTGGCGCAGCGGGTTCTGCTGTAGCTGGCCCGGTGGGTGGTGTAGCAGGATTCATGGCTCCGATGGCAGCGCAGGAAGCCGGCGAAAACTTGAAGCGCCAAGAATCGAACAAACAACCTCAAAATCTGTTGAGCGCCACAGCGGTAGGTCTGGCGCAGGCAGCACTCGATCGGTTCGGTTTTGGTAAAGCGTTGGAAGGTGTTGGGGCCAGTAAGTTCGCAATGGACGAAGCCGCCAAGCTCGCCCCCGAAGTTTTGTCTGGTGCGATGAGTCATGAAGCGGCCACTACTGCACTGGGCGGAACGCTACGCAACATGGCGCTGGAAACAGCCGGCAGTGCAGCAACCAACACCGGCATCGGTGTGGCTAACGAAGCCATGCGGCGTGCACAAGCCGACCAACCTGTAGCCGACCAAGGCGCGCTCGACGCTTACAAGAACACAGCTTTGACTGCCGGCGCGCTGGCGCCGATATTCGGTGTGGCTCATGGCATGGGCGCGCGGGCGCATGCAGCAGATTATCTAGGTGACGTCCACAACAAGGGCGTCGTCGATCGCCAAGGCATCGCACGCGAGCAGCAGGAACTTCCGGAATATCAGGCACAGCAAGCCAACGACGCGGCACAACAAGAGACGCAGGAAGCCGCCGCGCAGCAGGCTGCGGCCCAACAGGCGCAAGACACCGCCGCACGCAACATGGACCAGTCTCGTCGTGCTGTGGCCACTGTGCAGCAACCGGGCTCGCTCGATCCAGAACACCCGCTGCAGATGCAGCCGCCAGCGCAGACACGCGACGACGCTACAGCCGCGTTCACACAGAACCAGCCCGATCTACTGGGCGACTTCTCAAGCCAAGAACAACCACCAGCACAGCCAGCGCAGCGTGCTGCCGACATCGCGCCGCCTGAAGACACAGCGACCGCACCATTACCACTTGAACCGCCAGCGCCAGTAGAGCCACCAGCGCCGAACCCGAACATCACAACACCTGACATGTTCTCGGCTGGTGTATTCCCGCGCGCAAAAATCTGGAAGTCCGGCGAGTTGGTCGGCAAGGACTTGACGAACCCCAACGATGTGAAAGGATTGATATCCTCACTGAACAAATACAGCAAGAACGTAGAGAATCCAGAACGGCTGCAGGCGCTGAATGACACGATCCAGAAGCTGCAGGATACACACGATGCGCTGAAGACAGGTGAAGCCGATGGTATCGATCAAGTGGGCCAAGTACCAGCTGGAACTGACACCACACCAGCTGTCTGGAATATGGGCGTGGGCGATCAACGAGCAGCCGTACCCGAAGGACTGCCCCTATCTGGACGAGGAGGAGATAGCGTCGGTGATGGAGCTGCTGGCGAAGACGTATCAGGAGCGGGAGAACAGCCGGCACCGGCTACAGTAGCCACACCCGAAAAGCCGTTCAGCGATATGACGTACGACGAGCTTGAAAACATACACGAAAATATGCTCACATCTAACGATGCTATAGACATCGCTGCAGTCCGTAAGCATATGGGAGACGACGCTGCTAATTCGTTTGCTAAACTATCGCGTCGCCAAAAAGATAACTGGCTCAACAAGAACGCAACAGAAGCGCTGGAAAACGATTCGTCCGCATTCCACGGCGAAAATGAAGAAGTGGTTGCGGAGTATATGCACGCAGCCAACGATTTCGATATCGAGTCCCCTGAAGCGTTAGGCAGATCAATCGCACTCAAAACCAAGAACATGGATAGCCCTGATTACATAGGCTCGCCGGAATATACAACTGTTAAAAATGCACTGAATTATTCCGCGGAACAGGGGTGGGACGAAGCTGCTGTGATAAAAGGTATGCGTAGCCGAGCGGCGCAATGGGCTGGTAGTGATGCGCCAGAACTATTCAGCAAACTCTTCAAAGTTAAAGAACCTACTAGCGAAACAATACAAACAAAACCCCAATTGTTAGGTACATCCACAGCTGCACCAACTGATACCGCGGTCCATGATGCTGTGCAAGCTGGCGATTACCCCGGCGTGGCTGCTGCATTACAGGCCGATCCGAATCCGCTCATCGCCAAGATCGGCGAAATGGCCAGTGGTATCAAGGGCGTCAAGATCGAACATAACCCTGATGCTACGGACCTGTACAACCCAGCGTCCAAAACCATCACTGTTACCGACCCAACCAACACAGCCGTCGTGGCACATGAAGTCGCCCACTCCGTGATGCAGACGGCGCTCGACCACCCGACGAAAATACAGGCTCCGATCGTAGAAGGCATCAACAATCTGTTCAATCACGTCAGCAATAAGCTGTCTGCAGATGCCCCGTACGCCGTAAAGGACGTGCACGAGTTCGTTGCTGAAGGGTTTTCGAACAAGGATTTCCAGAACACGCTGGCAAAAATGAAGTATGCCAACACAACGGCGTGGGGGCGCTTCACAGATTATGTGGCCAAGATGCTCGGGTTGAAGAACGACAACGCGCTGACCGAATTCCTGTCGCTGCATGAAGCGCTGCAAAAGACCGGGCTGAAGGCTAAGACAGATACAGAAGCCGGCGCGCTGTATGCACCACCAATCCCCGGCAGCACGCTCGGCGAACACGACTCGATAAAACCAGAACAAGGCATCGTCGGCAAAGCGGTTGATGGCATCAACGAGCTAGTCAAGACCGGCCGCGCGGCCAACCGTGGGACTGTAGCCAAGGCGATCGACGATCTGGCGTGGAAATTGGAACAGAAATATGGCGACAGTTTCGTCGGTATCACACGCCACTTGCCGGAGTCATGGCGCGGCGCCACGCTGAAAGATACAGCAGGAAATATCCACGCTACTGCAACCGAGTTGTTGGCTGCGTCCCGTCATGCGTTCCAAGTTGCCCAATCGTCGCTCAAGACTGGCTTCGTCGCCAAGAACAAGGAAGGTAGCTGGCAGGTAATGCCAGACAAGGACAACAACATGATGGCGCTGTTACACGCCGTGTCAGCACTTCCCTATCCCGGCAAGCAGATGGATGTCATACACGACATCGTGACCAACCTGTCATACGACGAACGTGAGCGCACCGCAGCCACCAAGAACGCCACAGCCCAGCAAGTTATCACGCTGGCCAAGGCCGACAAGAAGGCTGCACAGAAACTGACCGGCAACGCAGCGGCCAAAGCGATCAGCAAGGCCAACGCAGCCATCGCAAAAGCTGAAGCACAGATCGATCGGACGCAGTACGAGCGCCCAGCCAGCGTGACGGACACGAATATTGCGATGGCCAAGACCGAGGCGCAGAAGTCGGAAGTCAAAGCTGTGCTGGACATTCTGCACGAAATGAACAAGCGCACGATCGACACGCTGGAGCAAGGTGGCAAGATCGACAGCACGATCGCGAAGGAATGGCGCAAGAACCAATACTACGTGCCACTTAAACGGAAAATGGACGAAGACCCCGGCCTTGTGAATCATGCCAAGACGGGCGGCACCAAGAGCCGTGATATGTCTCGTTTCGGCGGCTCCGACCGTGAAGTCATTGACTTCGTGGAGAACGTCGTCAACCAACGCTTGTACGCCGTCAATGCGGCCATGCGCAACGACGCCGGTATCCACGCCGCACGCGAGCTGCAGGCCGCCAACTATCCGGGTATTCATGAATTTCCAGTGCGCCCGACCGAGGCCAAGAATGTCATCACGCTGCAAGAGAACGGCGACGAGAAATACTTCAAGCTGGACGATCCGAATGCACTGCGCTCGTTCCAAGGCGTGCGGGTCGAGATGCCGAAGTTCATGGACTCGGCCGAGTGGGTGACGCATAAGTTCCGCGAGTTAGTCATTCTTAACCCAGTGACTATGGGCCGCATCTTGGCTCGCCATACCGTCGAGGCGTGGGCCTACGGACACGCCAACAAGTCGCTGCTGGAAACGTCTGGCAGTGTCATGCGCGACTTCACCAAGGCTATGCCGGGGATCGCCAAGGAACTTGTCACCGGGACGCCGCGCGAAACCAACTACGAAGTCAAGCAGTTCGGCTTCACTGGGTCGGTCGAGAACACGTCGATGTTGCGCGAGAAGCAGGATATTCTGCGCACAGCCATGAAGGCATTTAACACACAAAGCGGTCCAAAAAACTGGGCCAGCAAAGCAGATTACGTCTTTGGCGCCGCACATCACATGATGATGTCCGTGTTGTCGGAAGCGGAGACCGTCACGCGCGAGGCGGCTTACAAACAGACGCTGGCCAAGACCGGCAGTGTCACCGAGGCTGCGGCTGCCGCACGCAACACACTAGACTTCCGGCGGCGTGGCGACAGCGTGGCGCTGGCGTACGCGTCCAAGTTGGTGCCGTTCTTCAACACCAACCTACAGGGTATCTACAAGGTGTACCGTGCGTTGGTTCGCAACGATAAAATGGGTGTGACCAATGGACAGGCCCGACGCACGCTGGCGATGCACGGCATGATGATGGCGTCGGCCGCTACAGCCTACTCGGCGATGATGCAGGACAACGAGGCGTATCAGGCTATTCCAAAAATCCAGCGCGATACCAATATCATGATCCCGGCCGGCGACGGTACGTTCATCAAAATTCCATTCCCATATGAAGTGGGCGCGATGTTCTGGCAAGTACCAACACAACTGTACAACTATATGTCCGGCCAGCAGTCCGGTCGCGAGCTGACACAAGGGCTGCGTGACACCGTTGTGGAGATTATGCCGGGGATGCTGCCGCAAGCCATCAAGCCTGCGCTCGAAGCCGGGTTCAACCACGACACGTTCACTAACCGTCCAATCGAATCAGATAGGATGCAGAAGAAGATACCATCGGAGCGCTATACCGACCAGACCAGCGGTGTAGCCAAAATGCTTGCTGCCGGGCCTGTCTCGCCAGTCATGATGGACCATCTACTGAAGGGCTACTTCGGCACGCTGGGCGGCTACGCCATCAACACCGTCGACGCACTGATTGGCGCCCACACCGGAGCGCCTGAACAACCGGGCACCAAGAACCCGCTGGTGAAAGGGATGTTCACCGACCCACTGCAGTCCGAACATATGGAGAAGTTTTACGAGCTGCGTAGTCTCACCGGTCAGGTAGCCTCGACATTCAAGGATATGGTATCGTCCGGCCGGCCGGAAGAAGCGCGCGCCTTTCTGAACAAGGAAGGGCCGACCGGCGTACAGAACTCAGTCATGCTTGGGTTGAACGACGCGATGCAGCCTCTGGCCAAGTCGCTTTCCGAAATCCGCGCTGCGGAGAACGTCATCAAGAACTCGGACGCCAGCCCTGAAATGAAGCGCGCGCAGATCGAGCAGCTGAAGAAATCAGCAAACGAAGTGGTTAAAAAGGCGATGCCGACGTTGCGCAAATATAGCGGAGAATAAAAAAATCCCCCATGGAGAAGTGAGACTCACATGGGGGCTAAAAGATCGTCCTTTCGAGACAGCTAAAGTATAGGGCGTGTTATCCAGATACGCAAGCCTAAAACGTCAGCTTCAACTACTCTATTTATCTCCACTCCACACCCAGCAGCTTTGGCCGAGGCCGAGATGGATGCACGATCGGATTTGGTGTTGATGCTCGGAACAAAAAAAGTCTGGCCATAATACAAAGCGTGCCAGTCGACACAGATATCCCAGCCATCAAGATTGATCCTCTGTTTCATCGTCGTCACGGCGTTTGCGAATCGGCAAATCCAAATTTTTTCCCCTATGAATAAATGTGATACGCCCATACACCATCGGCCAATTTCCGCACCGAACCGATGCCAGCAATCTTGTTGATTTCGCCAACAACATCCTGCACCCCAGCTTTCAACAAGAGCGCGCTATCGTACACTTTATGTGGCATGTCGTCGATGGATTTGATAATTGCACACAGCGACGAGCGTACAGCATTTGCACGTGCGTGGTCGTCTTCAATCACGACGGCACTATACATACACGCTTCACCGGCAATCGGATCGCTGCTGTACATCGTAGATGTCGGCCATGAAAATTGTCCGGCGTATGTAGTCGTTATATTACTGTTCATCATTCCCTGCCCGACGCCCGCCAGTTGATTGGCATATTGCTGTTGGCCAGTAGCGTTCGCCGCGTTCGCCGCGTTTGACTGCGCAACATTCATCGCGTTGTTGCGCGAGTTTGTCGAGACATTAAGTGAATCAACATATTTTTTCTGGAGTGGCGTCATCGACGCATACGGCACCATATGATCCTGCAACTGTTCAATAGGCACGCCGTCGATCGTATTGGTTGCCCGATTCCAACCACCGTTAAAAATGCTCATGGTTTTATACCCCTTATTTCACAACATTTTGTGCACATGTAGACGCGCGTACCCCTGCGGATTATTTCTTTTCCTCCAGTTGTATTCGCATACCCCTGATGGTATCCGCACCATCGGCGCCCAGTGATTTCTGCTGCTATCCGGGTAAGATTCGACCTCACTAATTTGCCTTCCATCTCATAGCCCCGAGTCAACATTAAAAACGAAAACACGAGCCGGAGACGTCGGCGTCGGAGTCCCTGCCCCGAGCCGTTTCTGCACATTCTCTTCCAGCAGCACGCCGGTCGCGCGCTGTTCTTCCAGATACTTATCGAGGTGCACGTTGCTGTCGCGGCAGAATTTCCTGAACTCGCTTTGCAACACGAACATCTTACCGCTGTCAATCTCGTAACGTATGAACAAGGCGTGCGATGGGTGTTCGTTGATGATGGTGCAGGTTCCCGTGCGCGCGTCTGTTTTGACCGTCAGAGTGTTCATACTATGTTGGTTGATGAACTCGCCGAGCAGATCGTTTTTCGACTGGATGTTGTTCGTATATTTCACCCGGTTGCGCAGCTTGTGCAAAAGCGACAGCATGTACGCGCGCATCGCATCCATGTCGATATCATGCAGGCCGGCTTCTTTCGAAATTACACCGCCGACGTAGATGCATGCGAACGTCGCCGACCAATATCGTTCTTCACCTTGGATGTTACCGTCACGGTCAAGCGCTTGCTGTTCGGTCGACAGCATGGTGCGGATACGTGGCAGGTTCTGTATCACGTGTTTCATATACTCTTCGCCGGCCACGCCGTTGTTATCCTTCAGCGGCGCGAAAATGCGATCTGCCTGCAACTTGGACAAGATGCCCATCTTGGGCACTTCGACTTCGATCAGGCGCATCAACTGGCCAGACACACCGCGCTTATCCACCTGCAGCATTTCAGTGAAGCTGGTGTTGGCCGACGACAGCACGATCGCTTCCCATGTCGTCGTGTTGATCCGCTCGGTGTTGGTGGCCGAACTCATGCGGTTATTGCCCCGGCCCTGCGTGCATGTGAACACCAGCTCGCTGATTTCCTCGCGTTTGCAGTCGGTCATTTCATCCATACACACCGAGATATGTTTGTGTATGCCCATGCGGTGAAATTTGGATTTCGGCGTGTCTTTCGGGATCAGCATCAGGCCGTCAGCGTCGCCCCAAATCGAGTTGGCCGCGCGCAGCGTCGTGCTTTTACCAGTTCCCGAATCCTGACTGAACGCGTTAATCATCACGCCTTTGGCTTCGGTGAACGTAAGAAGTGGAGAAGCAAAGCCGACCAGCGCGCAGAACGCGTGGGGCTCGAAACCCGGCGTCGCGTACACATTGAAAACTTTGCGCCATTCAGCCAGATCGCCCTTACGCGAAAACAGTTTCGTGAGCGGCGCAAGCGAAGGGGCTGCCGGACTATATGTATGCCCATGAGCGGTGACTTCCTTATCTCCGATGACAAACGATTTAAAATCTTTCGACCAGCCAAACTGTGTCTTGACCATAGCGACTTCATCCTTCATTTTCATAACGTCGAACCAGCGTGTGATGTATGCGCGCAAACCGAATATCTCCTTCTCGTACGCCATGACACCTTGGCGGTTCAACGTTTCCCGCAGCTTCTCGGTCGAGCCGATATCGCTGGTGTTCATCGTAAAATCAACAATCCCGTCCTTCTGATGGTGCAGCCGCATCTGCACGATGTAGCCATCTAACTCATCTTTAAGATGCGCCACCATGTAGAAATCGAGCCCGCATATCTGGACCGCGTTCTCACCTTCCACGTCATCTTGCTCGGCGCGCCAAACACCGCCTTTCGCGCTGCGGAAGTAAGGAAAGGGGTATTCAGGAATAGTGTACGCAATGTCGGCTTCATCGATCGATTTGTTCCTTGCCATCACCACGTTCTCGCCCTTGTCGGCGCGCGGTACGAAGTCGCCCAGCTGGATCGGCGATGTGATCTTGCCCCAGTGCTGGCACCCACTACATTTTTCTGACCAGTTTGCTGCGAACGTTTTGCAGGTATATGGCCCAGCGATCAGCGCTGCTTTGTTGATTGTGTCAGCCTCGCTGTAACCGCTATACGCCCGCGATATCACATGTATCGCTTCTTCGCCATCTTCACAAAACCGCGCGATCGACAGGCCGGCGCGCCACTTCGGTTCCTCGATGCTGGCCTGCCTGTTATCGATATCTGTGATCTGTGCACATCCGTCGCCGTTCAGGCTCTTGCGCAGGATGATCGAGAATTTCTTCGGCTTGCCTTCTAATAAACCTAGTGTTGTCTTGTCGAGTTCGGCGCCCTTTAAATGGGCCGGTAAGCTGACGCCATTGAGGAAATTTGCTTCTACTGATACGATCTCTTTTCCGCCCGCTTCCGTATAGAGTCTATCCACAGCGTCGCAAAGAGCATCGGTTTCGTACGCCACGACACCCGACTTGAGTCTGACGCTCTTCTTCCTATCGTACTTATAATTATGTGTGCCGGGTACGCGTAAGATACGCGCAACGTCGGCAGTTGCGGTCGGGTCGGTGAGTAACCCCAAAACCTGCGTACACGCTTTAAATTTTTCTGCATAGATTTTCCCATCTTGTTCGCACAACGCCTCTGTCATGATCCAATACGCATGGACTCCATAGCCGCTATCAACAAATACAGGTTGTGGAAATCCATATTTCCCGCAGAACGCCATCGTAGCTGCAACCGCCGCCTGTTTTGATGGGTACTTTTTATCATCATCCTCGGCAACATCAAGATCAATTTTAAAGACTTTGACGGCACCGACGTTATTTGCCCTCGCAGACGTGTTTGATTTAAACGTGCTCGTCGCAAAGTATGTGTCGTACCCATTTGAATCCCATAGCAGTGCCTCGTCACAGGCACCAGTAAAGTCACCCGGCTGAAAAAATTTCTGGATCGGTTGCGCTTTTTGCTTAAGTCCGCGGATCACGATATAACCAGAAACGTCTAGGGCCGCTGACAGCAAAGCTACCGCAGCGTTATCCATAGCCCTATTCTTTCGCGTATGTTTTCTTTATCTTTGCGATCAGTTTTGTGATCTTTTCTTGTGTGGTCGGGTTCGGACGATATTCGCCTTCGAACCACTTGTACCCTGCCTGTCTGGACACGCTCAGCTTGGTAGCAGTGGCAGCCATCGGGATGTCGTATTTAATGCACAGTGCCGCGAGTTCGAGCGCCAGATTGTCCGGCTGCTTCTTGAACCGCGCGTTGATATCTAATACAAATCGATAAGAGTATCCGAATGACATGGTGATGCCTTAATTGGAATATTGGCGGGGGCCGGGGTCGTCAGCCCCGGTGAAGTGTGACGCACCCCCTAAAGATTACTCGTCGTCGCCGTCTTCCCACGAGGCCAGCATCGCGGCCGTACTTGCAGGCAGCGGAGCAGCGGATTTCTGCGACTGCACAACCACAGGCTCTTGTGCCGCTGGCGCCGGCTTGGCCGCCATTGTCCGCTGCGCCTTTTGTAGTGCTGCCTGCATGTCCTGCATCTGCTTCATCATCTGCTCGATCGACTGACCACCCGATGCCGAGGCATCAACTACATCTGGTATTTCCGCAGGCGTTGGTGCTGCAGCGGGGGTATCGACTTTTGGAGCACGACGACGTGTAACAGGCTGGGACTGACCGGCCGGAACAGCAACGGTGGCTGGTGTCTCCACCACGACTGGAGATGTCCCCGGAATTGCCAGTGGTGCGTTCGTACCGTTGTCCTGCTCATATGCTGTCGTCTTGGTTGCTTCGATCGCTTCTGGTGACTGCCCTTGCACCTTGGCGGTCGCGTATTCGTCGGCCGTCAAATAGCGCACTGCCTTGAACCCGAGTTTCGGTGTGGCCGACGTCGTGTCGAACCGCATTTCCGTCACGACGGCAGAGATTGGCGTGTTGTGGGCGACTAGCTGTTTGCCATATGCCTGCAACGGGGCCACACCATTCTCAATCTTCCCAAACAAGGACTGCGCAGGCAATTGAATCTTGAACACCTTGCCGGCCACATCGTTCTCCAGCGTGACGGCCAGACTGCGTGAGTAGCGGCAAGCACGCGAATCGCCATCCCCCGACCCTGCAATATTCTGCGGGCAGGTTACACACTTGGTCGACTGCGGCTTCGGCGACGTAGGTTCCGGCGCCACACCATTCAGGGACCAGCACACTGGCGGGCTCGACTCACCTTCTACCCACTTACCTTCATAATAAGTTCTTGCAGTGTCAGGCGACGATGCCACCACCACGACGTTCAGCGCGCGATCTTCATTGCGCTGGATTTCCTCGCCGTCGTTCAACATGCGCCACACACCACCTTTGATACTGATACGCAGCCCACCACCGCCACCGGCCAGCTTCCTTGTTGCTTCATCAATCTCGACACCCTGCAAGTGGGCTGGGAGATTTTGCATTCCTGCTGCGAATAAAGTTACATCGTTGCTCATGATTTATTCTGCCTTAATTCTAGGTTTAACTACCAATACGCTGTACTTCCGATCGATCTGCAGACTCAACGGTAATTTGTCGGGGTGCTTCGCAATCCACTCGGCCATATTTTTCTGCGCCACGCGCTGCTCGAACAAATCCAGCGCGTCGTTTTCCTTGACGAAGGTTTTAAAATCGTCCCAGTCAGTGCTCCAGAACCGCTGTTTGACTACTTTGCTGACGGTGCCGAACTCGGTTTTCAATCCGTCTGATCCCGTTGCTTCCATCAGGTCGAGCATCAACTTGCCGACTTGATCCAGCTGGTCCTTGTAAAGATCGTCCTGCTTCTTGAACGCCGCACTCGCTTCTTCTTTCTTGTCGCGAATCTTGCGGTAGATGCGCGTTAGACGCGAGGCGTCTAGTGGGTTGTCGCTCATTTGATTTTCTCACTTGTTAAGTTAGCAGAAACATTCTGCTAACGAATTCATTGTATAACGACTTCTTTATCGTGTCAACCTAATTTTTGTTCTGGTACTGAACTATTGCGCATGCCGTAATCTTCGTTGATGTAATACATACCAGCGCTTTTAGTGGCGACTGAGCTTTGCCGGCAGCCGACACCAGCAATGGAGGCGTTACCTTTGGCGTCGGTCGCTGCATCAAGCAAGCACATACTGTCGTAGAACGGCAACTCGGACAGATCGGCATCGTCTTGATACCGATCATATTTGCCGCCGAAGAAATCACTTGCGGTTGTGCACACGAGTATCGTCATTAAAACCCCCGTAATTCCGTACGGTATAGTTCCAGCAGATCGCTCTGCGCAGCCCCGCGCTTTTCCAGCACGCCATACACCTTGCGTTCAATCGGAGCACCAATCAATTTCACGACTGTCATTTTATTTTGCTGGCCGATCCTGTCGATTCTTGCGTTTGCCTGTAACCACGTTTCGAGGGATGCAACCGGACTGAACCAGATAATTGTGGATGCCGCTGTTAAGGTAATCCCGTGCGCGGCCACTTTCGGCTGCAAGATTAAAACCTTCAAAGTAGATGTGTTTTGGAAGGTGTCGATATACAGCTTGCGCGTATCGTGTGGTGTGTCGCCTTGTATGACTGCACATTCTATGCCGAGTCCTTCCAGATGTTTAGCGATCATTGAAATATTGTGGCGGTATTGTGCGAACACCAAAACCTTCTCGCCGCACTCATTGATAACGTCGACCATTTCCTGCATGCGCGTGCTGGCCCGGAAGTCGATCACGCTGCCATCATCCGAATACACGGCGCCGGCCGCGATCTGTAATAATTTTCCCATTAGAACGCCGGAGTTGACCGCGGTGATTTTCTTGTCGGCGGCGACCATCAACAGCTGCGACTTCATTTCTGAATAATACTTGGCCTGTGTTTTGTCCATGTCGAACTCGCGTTCCATGAACGTGACAGGCGGCAGCTCGGGGCAGTCTTCTTTACCGAACCGTATCGCCGGCTGCATCGCCTTGAATACGGTATCTTGCGCAGTAATTTTCGGCACGAACGTGAACAGCGACACCTTGTTCATCGTCATGTCTTTCCAACCACTGAAAAATTTAGGCACGCCATCTGGATTGACCAGCTTGGCCAGCCCGTACGCTTGCAGCGGCGAGTTCGCGGCCGGTGTGCCGGTCAGCAGCCACAGGAAAATGTCTTCGGTCAGCAGCGAGTTGAGCGCCTTCCAACGGTGTGTGGTCGCATTTTGCACAGCGCTACACTCGTCGACGATAACCAAATCGAATCCGGCGCGTTTCAAGTCCAGCCGCGATGATGTTAGCCCATCATGGTTGATGATGCAGAATTCACAGCCACTCTCAATAATCTTCTGGCGCCGCTTACAGTCACCAACGGCGATCCCCACGCTGCGCGTCATGGCCGTCTTGAAAATATCCGCTTCCCATGCTGTACGCAAGATCGACAGTGGTGCGACAATAAGTGCTCTCTTTACAAGACCAAGCCGCATCATGCAGTCCGCAGCCCATATTGTGCTTCTACTTTTTCCCGACCCCATGATTGAAAAGTTAAAACACCGTTTGTATAACGTATAAAATTCTGCCATCAACCGTTGGTGCGACATTGGTTGATCGAGCCCCGGATATGGGTAGTCCTTCTTGATGTAGCTTGGCACGTTCTGCACGCCAAGTCTCACCAGTTCCATCGCTGACTTCATGGACCAGTGCACAAGAAGCTCGCCAGTCGGCAGCAGTACGCTTTTCTTGATGCTCTCGATGATGCGGGCCGGCTCGTGGTATGTGAATAGGAGTGCTTTATTCTCGATGATCTGCATAGACTTTTTTTGATTTATCGTTGCGAAACGTGCCGACATGGTATTGCGTGCAGTATTTGCATTTGTAAATGGCTACCTTGTTACGACGATTGCGCACATGCTTTACCGCCGACTCTGCCAGCGCAAAGGTAGTGTACTTCAATTTACCTTCACATTGTGAAGGTTGATCGATTGGGAAGTATGACATTTATTTTATGTGCTAGACCTTCGGTTTATGATTCTTTTTGCGCGCGAATGATAGGTTCTTTGCGGGAGCCACCACAGATATATTAGATTTAGCGTTTGTTCCGCCGTTAGCGATAGCCGTCTTGTGGGCAACGTGTTTCCCCGCTCGGTCAATTCCTGCGTCATCCACGGCCTTCCGCGCCAGATAGCGTTGATGTCTTGCTTCATCTTCGCCCCTCGCTTGCTGCTGAAGGTATTCTTTTTTATAATTTGCTTTCCGGTTCTTGACTGGCACGGTGCTCCCCTTTGGCGTACTTGTAGCGAAAATATAAAAAAAGAAGAACAGGCCATAATGTCAAGACCATCGGCTGCGTAACCAACTTGAATGGCGCATCGCCAAACCACTTGAGCAACGATCCGTTCTCGTCGTCAATTATCGAGTAAATAATCACACCCAGCAACATATTTGTGGTAATAGCCAGCAGCGTTATAAAAAACATATCTTTAGCGTTCATATCATGTCCCGCAATGTTCACAACTTTTTACGTAGCAGTAATTCTTGCATAGGTTGTTCGGGTTCGGGCCGAACATATCGTTCTCTACCGCGTGCTCTATGCGGCTCACTTCATACAACCATCTGAGCCACATGGCCTTGGCATCTTTCTTCCGGTACGTCGCCTTGATTACCTTGTCAATCTTCAGGAAGCACAGGCCGGCTGTCACCGTGTCGACTTTCGGGAAGTGTTTGAAGATCATAAGCGCCATCAGTTCGAGCTGCTTGGTGTCTGCGAACTTCGCCGACGAGCCTGTTTTCCAATCAAGGCAGCGTGCTTTTGTGCCGTCGACTTTGATGAAGTCGGCCACGCCTCTGACAAAATAATTTTTGTCCTTGAACTCGCACGGCCTGAAATCCGAGCCAATTGCCATCTTATGTTCGACGTAGCTATCTCCAGCCCATCGCTGGACCGGCTCCACCATCGTTTTAAAGCGCGCATATTCATCCGGTATCGGTGTACCGTCCCTAAGAAAATTTTCGAGTGCTAGATGCACAGCGGTGCCATATTTCGCCGCGTCTCCCTGCGGCTCAGTGATGTCCTTCAAGATATATTTATGTTTGTACTGCCGCGCGCACGTCTTGAATACCTTGTAGCTTGAATATGACCATGCAATCATTTGATCCTGTCTTTCTCGCCGATGAATACGACCAATTCGGGGGTCGTATCCGGTATTGGTATCTGCGCGGAATAGGCGCCCATGTGCTTCATCAGGTTGAGTGCGGCGTCGATCAGATGTTCTTCCAGACGCTTTTGCCATTCATCCAAGAATTCATTTTCCATCAGTCAGTCCTTTTAAATGAGCTAAAACAGTCACCCGGCATACGCAATATTTTTTCTTTGCCATCTACCGAATACGCTGAAGATATGTAGATTTCAGTCGGCTTAAATTGTACGTCGTATGTATGCTTGCTTGCCGAGAGCGTAGCCACTTCTCTGTGGTTTTCTTTAAAAAAGGATTCCAATAAATCTTGGCCTTTTTCGTTCAGTGTCGGCACAAATATAAATTTCATCAATAAGCCTCATCTAAAAATTTAACAGTTTTGATTTCGTACCGCGGCTTATGTATCGCCATCGGAAATTCTTCGAACATCACAGTGTGTAGTGTAACGTCCCTGATATACATTTTGGAAATAGTTTCGTGTCCCGGCAGCCGGACATACCACAGTGCGCCTTTGATTAGGTTCTGTCCGTCGTCGTTGATGACTGCGTTCATTTTTTACCTTTCTTCTTGAATGCGTTCTTGCAGTATGGTGACAGGCTTGCCCTAGCCTTGGCTAGTTCTGCGCGGGTTGGTGATACTGGGTTTCCGAGAGCGTCCATACAGGCACCACACAGATCATCAAGGGCTTCGTTCATAGCACGCAACGCAGCCTCAAAAAGTTCTATATGGTTGTTCATATAGCTCCTGTAAAAGATAATATAAGCAGCACCACGATAGGCGCGAGCCAGAAAATGGTTAGTGTTGCTAGTAGTGAAGCGAGCACGCCGAGCATGAACATTTTCATAGCTACTTGGCCTCGGCATATGTGTAACCAAACCCAGCCTCGGCGGAGAGCGGCAAGTCCGGCCACCATTTCGGTGCGATGGAGAATTCAGCGAGTGCACGAGCCATGCAAGAGCCCTCTTCCCCTTCGTTGACCATCATGCCGGCTTCATCATGCGCGGTCAGGCATACCGGGTAGACCTTGTGCAGTCGCAGCGTCTGCTCCATGACGATAATGCGCGCCAGATGCTGACACAAGTTCTCGAACAGCATGCGGTCGTAGATGCGGCTGGCGTTGTAACCAGTTCCGTATTTCCATTCTTCCTTGCCCTTCAGGTTCATGTTCTTGTGTAGGCCCGGATACTGCAGCCAGTGGTCGGCCGGCGTGATGATCCGTTCCTTCTGCGTGCGGCACAAGCCAAGCGAATCAATCTCCATATCGAGCCCGGAGAACATGGCTTCGATAGCGCGATCGCATTTCTTCCAGATGCCGGTGCGCCGGTCGGTAATCGCCGGGAACATCGCGCGCCAGATATTCACGATGCGTTTACATTCCTCGTCGTCCAACAGCATCTTTCCGCCGCTAAGAACGCGCACTGAATTCTGGAACGTGAACCACGATGCACCGTACTGCAGCCCGAGCATGCCTACTTTGCCGATGAATCTTTCCTCTTTGTCTTTTTTAGTGATAACGCGACCGAAGATCGACGACGCGAACCAGCAATATAAGTCTTCACCGGCACGGAGCTTTTCCATAACCTCGTGCGAACCTGCCAAAGCATGCGCCACACGTAGCTCGATGTTGGATGAGTCCACAACGACAATAATCTTACCCTCTGGTGCAACGAGCGATTGTCTAAGTACGTCACTGGCTTTCGGCTCATCGTCATTCACCCGTGGTAAATTTTGAAGATTTAGCTTCATGCCGCCGCTGAAGCGCCACGATATCGCAGCACCACAATAATTTACAGGGAACGGCAGCTTACCCCCGAGGCTACCTGCCACCGTCAGGAACGTCTGTATGCGCGTCTCAAGTTGTGTCGACTTCACTTCCAACCGGGTACTCGCTGCCATCGCCACACGCTCGTCCGGATCGTCCAGCAGCGCTTCCAACCCCTTGTCCGTCTTGGCCAGCGCCGGGATCATCTTCGGATAACCGTTGACGTCCAACACAGCGCTTTCTTTCATCGGCACTGCGGCGCCCAGCTGCGTCAGGAGATTGGCGAACTTAGGCTGGCTCATGATAATCGGCCGCATGGCTTCTACCGCTTCATCTGGTGTCATACCAGACTGGTATGTGCCGGACACATGAGACAGGTCGAGCAGAATGTTGTGCTTACGTGCTATTTCTTTTTCCAGACCAGCCTGCAGCAACGGTATGTCGGCTTCGAATACCGGGTTCGTACTCATCTGGATCGCCATGTCGATCAGCCGCATCTCGTGCATGGACAACTGCGGCTTGAGTATCTTGAATATCTCGCGGCACAGCCACGTGTCATGCTTGTTGTACACCGTCATCTTGGCGATTTCATCCGGCGTGAAGTCGGCCAGCTTCTTACCCTTGGTATTAACTTCGTCCAGCGAGCCCTTTGCCGGCAGCCCAAGAATCTCAGCTAACTTTTTAAGTGAGGAACCGACAGTGAGCGCGTAGAACGGTCTTGCCATTGACAAGGTGCAGCCCCACGCTTTTGGTTTGAGTCCGAAACGCCATGCGCATATCAGTGCGTCGAACCCGATATTGTTGTGCGCAACGATCATGGTGTCGGACCAGTCTATCTTGGAGAATGCGTGGCGTATATTAGCTTCACCAAACACAACGTCGATCGGCCAGTCATCGAACGCGATCGACACACTCTGGATTTCCGTCTCCGGGTGCATGATGTATTCGACCGGGTTCATCTTCGCCAAGCTGTGTGTTGTTGAGAAAAACGACTCGAAGTCAAGGAACGCTACCCGCATATAATACTTTCTAAAAATTTACGAACTGTAGATTCTTTCTCTGGTGATAGAGAAAACCATTTAGTGCGCCCTTTATCTTTTTGTCGCACTTGCCATATCATGTGGTGCGCCGTCATATCTTTCACGCCTAATTGTTCTGCCAATATCCACGCTTTAGTGCTGGCGTATTTTCTGTTGCGTGCCGGCTCTAATCTAGTTGCCCACTTACAGTTTCCTGCATTGTAGTCGCCGTCGCCGTTTTCTCTATCGATTGTATGCGCAGGTGTCGGGCGTCTCCCCATGTCGGCTAGAAAACACTCGAACGACGCCACCCAATAGCAGTCTACTTTGATCCCTCGGCCGCCGTAGTATTTATAGTCTGGCGTGTTCGGGTTTAGGCATCTATTTTTTAAGCTCTGCCATGTGCGATACTCTGGTGTTGTGATACGCTTTCCGTCTACCCTTGTAATTTCTCCATGCTTAAAGCACGATGTGTTGCCGGCAAAGCGTTTGCTAACTTCTTCGTTTCGATAACACCCACACGAAGTCGTAGTGCCAGCCCTTAGATTCTGCCCTCGTACTAAAGAAAGCGCCCCACAATCACACACACAGGCCCAAACATAAACGCGCGTTTCTAATCGATGTGACACGCCTATAACTTCTAGTCTGCCGAAACGCATTCCAACCATATTTATGAACGCTTTCATATTAGCCCTCGCAAAAACCTAAGTCTAGCATAAAGATTCTCATAGGTGTGCCTCGTTCGATAACATGTCGGAAATCCTGTCGGCCATATCCCGCTGGTCGATTGAAAACCCCGCACTGTCTTGAGTTACATCTTTCATTAAGTCCCAAAACAAAGTCGCTTCTTCGCGCGTTTCAAAAATGATGGCGATCGGGCTAAACGTTGTGTCTTGTTGTTCCATTCTCATTTTATATCCCGTTATGGTAGTGTGTCGTAACCTGCATCTGGTATTGTGAAAATTTCTTTACGTCCGGATTTTGTAGCACCAGCTTCGATTATTATTGTACTGAAAAATGCATCGCATACAGTTCTATCATCAGTGAATTTGTCGCTATCTTTATGATTATCTTTCAGAAATTTAGCGATAGACTCCCAGCCAACTCTATTGAATATGCGCGCTTTCATGTAGTCCCCCATCTTGGTTTTTTAGCTGGCGTGTTAGTTCGTCAATTAACACATCACGTTTAGAAATTTCATACCCGCGTTCTTGCAGCCGCGCTTCTAGTTCCTCGATACGCGCCTGTAGCACTTTTACTTCTTCATTCATGATCCATACCTTTCAAATTTTCCGCTCTTTAGCTTGCGCACCGTGATAGGGTTTTCTATCACGGTGATGCCAGCCAGATTCAAAATGAACTCAATGGGCCATCCGGTTATAGCCCACGTGCGAAGTATCAGATTAGGTGAGACATCGTTCTCTCCGCTTCTTACGCGCGTCAATGCCGGATGTGACATGCCGAGCCGATCCGCTATGCCGGCCGTGTTATCCCAGTGCAGGATGGTGAGCATGGCGTTGAATAAATTCTCCGGCGTTTTGGCTTTGCTGAATTTAACTCGGCGTTCCCTTAGCATTATTTTTTGCACTCCGTGTTAATAGCTTCTTGTTAAAAGAATGATTACTCATTTCACTACTCCTGCACGCAGAAGAAAATCATGTACCGCATAAGCATCCTCGCGGTGATTGAATTTCAAAACCAGATCACGACCTTCTCCGCCATAGCTCTCGCAGGTCATAAACGCTTTTCGCACCACTACATTGAAATCATCCGGCACTTGCTGCGCCACATGCGCGGCTACCTTATCTGGAGCGGTGGCTTCGATTGATTTAATTGCTGAAAATCGGATCGCAGTTTTGCTTGTATTGTCCGCAATCCATTTAAGTTGCTCACGCAACAGCTTCAGCGCTTCCTCTGGCGTGATGGTTGCCGACTTCGGGGCGGTTGGTTGTGGTATGGTAGTCATACATTCTCCAAAAAATTAACCAGTTCGTCCAGCCCGGTTTGCTGTTTCAAATTGATGCGTACCACAAATGCGCGGCCACCGGCCTGTTCGATCATGTGCAGGTTAGCAGCTTGCAATGCGCTGACTTGTGTGTTCGCTTTCACTTCCACACCGAAGAAGCGGCCCTTGTGGCAGCAGATAAAATCTGAAACGCCGGAGTTGCCCATACCAGCCGTCATCGGCATGACGACGTAGCATCCATGTTTTTTTAAGAGCGTTCTCACAACGGCCTTAGCCTTTCCTTCTGGAGTCATTACACACCCTCTATTGTTTTGTAAAAATCGTATAGATCGTTGAACGCTATATCATGCAGCATTCCATTTGTCGTTTTAAGTAAACTCATGAACGGGGCGTCGCCGGGCTCGGCTATATAGATCACGGTATCGGTGACATGGAACCCGACTTCTTGGATGCGCGAGCCGACATCTGATGCACGGAGCATTTCAAACTTGTCGCGTACATCCGGCGCCAAATCTTCAATCTTCTCGTACACCGATTCGTTGGCTCCCGTGATTACCTGAAGCACACCGTCCGGCAAGATTTCAATACGAATCATTACGAGCCTTCAAAAAAGTAAGTGGGGCGGTTGCCGCCACCAATCCATCTACCACCAACACCCTTTATTAGCGCGCATCCATCTGCGTCAGCTGCAGCGTTAAGAATGTACATCGCATCGAGCATGGCTTCGGTCGGAATTATTGGCCGATCAGTTGCTTTAGCGCGCTCGATGTACGTGCCATCCTCAACCCTGCGTATCACTGCCATATCAGAACGCGAACTTGCTCAAGATGTCGGACACGGACTTGCGCACATCCTCACGCACGTTCTCGTTCTTGCGCAGTTCTTCCGGCTCGACACCATCGATCGCAGCCAGTAGCAGCTGTCGCGCCTGTTCCATCTTTGGGTCTTTTGCGATGTTGAAGTCCTTCAGCAAGTTCACCAGTTCTAGTGCGTTCTGCATGAGAGAATCGCGAAAAATATTATTCTTGCCGTCTGTCGACCCGAGCCTATCCATTAAATGATCGAGGCATTCCTTCAGGCGCTGCCACATACTCTCCATGCTGTCCTCGATCTTGCGCTTGAGCGCAGCTTCATACGCAAGCTGCAGTTCGTTACACAACATCTGCTCTGCGTCCACACGGAAGTCACCAGCAGTCGGCAACGGCATGAAATCCCACGACATGCGGCACCGGCTACGGATAGTATCTGCATCTGGATACTCTGTACGGTCGAATAGGGAGCCGAGTTTGAACGCCATAGCCGACACTTGGATGTCGTAGTCCTTCAGGAATTCCTCGACCGCTTCGTAGAACTCGTCGGAGAGCGCGGCCATGCGTTGTTGGAAATTAAGGAACGCCGTCATCGGCAACAGCTTGGTTCCCGCCATCCACGGCAGCGTCACGTCGTCCACGTAGGTGCGCACCTTGTTCGCGCGCCGGCTGACTTCTTCCAGCAGCTTGTTATCGGCGAACAGCTTCTTGGTTACAAGGGCAGCGTCACGTGTCGTGGCGTTGTTGTCGCTGACAATTTTCTTGGTGTTCTTCTTGTCCAGCTTGCGACCGACCCATACCGACACCGATAAGTCGACCAAAATGGATGATGCTACCAGACCGCCAACGATGCTCGGCGCGGCTATTTTGTCGTTCATTTGATTTTCTCACTTTTCAAGTTAGACAACAGGGAACTACATTGTACAACGGCTTCTTTATGGTGTCAATATATTTCGTTTATAATTACACCTTCTTAGCTGGCACGAATTGCTGCAGCTTGCGTCGCATGCGGTCGAGCATGCTCTGCCGTTTGTACGTCAGGAACGGATAGAACAATACGGTAAGAACCAAACCTTCGTTACGGCTCATTACAATGTAGATACACTCGCCCTTCTTCAGCTTGGTCATGCAGCTATCAAGCTCAGCGTGTAGCATCTGCCATGTCGCATCATCGAACCCTTCAGACAAGCCGGCTAGTTGTGTGGCGTAGTTCGTTACGTAAGTGCGTCCGGCTTGGGCACTGTCGATCAGCAGCGCGCGCTCTTTCTTGTTCATCTTGATGACCACAGGATAGTCGTTCATGCATAGTCCTTCCCATACACTTCGTAGTAAAAACTTCCGTTGATAACCGCCGACGCTTTCTTCATGCCGACACCATGAATGGCTACGAACCCTTGTTCGTTTTGGTAGGCGGCGTCCAACAACGCAACAGCGGCTTTTAGTTTTTCTGGCACAGCATCATAATTCTCATATGTAGGTGTTGTGTCATACTCGAATCCGCGGCCAGTGCGTGAGCCTAACCCAATGCGGAACGTACTCATGACATTTCTACGGAAAACCAGCGGTCCCGGCTCATGACCATATTGTATTCGTACCCGGTTGCCGTCGGTAGTCCGGCGATGATACTGCGCGCTCTGGTTGTGGCCGAGGCTTCATCGTTATCTACGAACGTGACGTCCATATAGGCTTTTCCGTTCAACGTGATGCTTAATTTGTATGTGTCCATGTATGATCCCTCAAGTCGTAATACAAGCCGTCGGTGGTGACGTATCTGTAGCGAAGCCCAACACCTTCCAAAAAAACCTTACCCACACCTTCTACCCACACTGCGTCTAGTAATGCTACTGCGTCTTTGTGCTCCGGCCACACTTCATCGAAATCACGAACGTCGTAATTATGGTCGCCTGTGTACCACACTCGTATACTCATGACACAAATTCTCCATCTTCGTTAAATAGCCAGCCGCTCTCTTCTGCTCTCTCTATGAGGGAGTCTTCGCTTTCGAGATATTCATACTCTTCTTGCAATTCACAGAGCATATCCTGCGCAGCTTCGGTGACATGTTCTTGTACAGTGT